CCTCCATCCCCAACAAGCTGACGCAAGCTAGGCCGATTCAGGTTTACATCAACCGCCAGACGCCTACGCCGACTGTCACGGTTTGGCCGACTCCTGATGGCTCGATCCCGTACACCTTTGTTTACTGGCGCTTGCGCCGGATTCAGGATGCTGGTGGCGGTGTAAACACAATGGATGTGCCGTTCCGGTTTATCCCCTGCATGGTTGCAGGGCTGGCGTACTACCTGTCCATGAAGATTCCCGGCGCTACGACACGGCTGGAGATGCTCAATGCTCAATATGACGAATCTTGGGACGCTGCTTCGACGGAAGATCGTGAGAAGGCGGCAGTACGTTTCGTCCCACGCCAGCAGTTCATTAGCTAATCATGGAAGATCAACTTTTTTTGGCATGGGCAGCAGGCTTCTTTGATGGAGAAGGCTGCGTCATGGTGGAGATATCCAAAGAAAAAGGCTGTTTACACGGTTATAGGACTAGCTTACATACAACCGTGACTCAAACAAGTCTTCCATGCTTGCAATTGTTTTTAGAAAAGTTTGGTGGAAGTATTTCCACTTCACAAAATAGAACACCAAATGGTAGGCGATGGGCCGTGCAACATAGGTGGGTTGCTCGTAATGAAACATCATTAGCGTTCCTCAAAGCGATTGAGCCTTTTGTGGTTGTCAAAAAAGAACAGGTTCAAGCAGCCTTAAAATACCCCATGCGTAGCCCAGACGGGCGAAAATACGGGAACGCAAGCAATCCAATTCCAGACGATGTGATGCAAGCGCGAGTAGCGTTAAGAACAATGTTGCAAAACATTCGGTCTAGCATGAAAACGCTCGCAAACCCAGCCAAGGTGTAGCATGGCTAATCGATTTACCGCTGGCAAAAGAGCGATAAGCGAGTGCGATAGGTGCGGTTTTAGGTTTAAGCTCAAACAGTTGCAGCATGAAGTAATCAAAACTAAGCGCGTTGCTATAAAATCATGCCCAGAATGCTGGTCACCAGATCAACCACAGTTGCAGTTGGGCATGTACCCAATCAGTGACCCGCAGGCAGTGCGCGATCCTCGCCCAGACTTTAATGCTTACTACGCATCTGGCGTAACTGCTGATGATTCAATCGGTGGCGGCAGTCGAGTGTTTCAGTGGGGCTGGGGTCCGGTGGGCGGGGCCAGTAACTTTGATAACGGTCTGACGCCAAATGACTTGGTAGCAGTCGGATATGTTGGTACAGTTGCGGTAACTACCGCGTAAGGAGTTGATATGGGAATGACGCTGAAAGAACACGCTAAGCTGCCCGCTAAGGAAGCTCACGGCAAGAACGCCAAGGGCTTCAAAAAGGGTGGCCCTACGTCTGAAGACCGCATGAAGATGGGTCGCAACCTGTCCCGTGCCGCTAACCAAAAGACGGGTTAATCATGGAATACCGTAAACCCAAGCCCTACAAAAAGCCGATGGGCAACGGCTATGATGGCAGCGATACCGAAACGCTGAAGGACGAAAGCTGCATGGTGGTTGGCAATGTTGCAGCCAACAAGCCTCCCGGCGTTAAGACTTCCGGCATCCAGATGCGCGGCGCTGGTTGCGCTACCAAGGGCAAGATGTGCCGTGGTCCGATGGCGTGAGGTAAAGCGTGGACTACCAAGAACTTCAATCTGCCGTGGAAAATTACACGGAAAATACGTTCTCCAGTGTGGATTTTGCGCAGATGACGGAGATTGCCGAGCAGAAGATTTACAACTCTGTTCAGCTTCCCGCATTGCGTAAGAACGTGACCGGCAGTTTGACTTCAGGTAACTCGTACCTTTCTGCGCCGACTGACTTTCTCTCAGTCTTTAGCATCGCTGTCATTGACGCGCTGGGCTCGTACACGTACTTGCTGAACAAGGATGTCAACTTCATCCGCGAGGCTTACCCATCGCCTGCCAGCACGGGATTGCCTAAGTACTACGCCATCTTTGGCCCCAACAGCGGTGATCCCAACGAACTCACCTTTCTGCTAGGCCCGACCCCGAGTGCCAGCCTGAGTGCAGAACTGCACTACTTCTATTACCCGCAAAGCATCGTCACTGCGGGTACTTCCTGGCTTGGTGATAACTTTGATTCGGCGCTGTTTAACGCGGTCATGGTCGAAGCTGCCCGGTTCATGAAGGCAGAGCAAGACATCGTTGCTATGTACAATGAAGAATATCAGCAGTCGCTGACGCTGCTTAAGAATCTTGGCGATGGCAAGCAACGGCAAGACGCATACCGTAGCGGCCAGCTACGCACCAAGGTAATTTAAGGAGCTTCAAATGGCTATCTCTCAAGCAATGTGTACCAGTTTTAAGGCCGAGGTTCTCGGCGGCATTCAGGACTTGGACACGGACGTTATCAAGATTGCCCTGTACACCAGCGCAGCTAGTCTTGATGCCGCAACCACGGTGTACACCACTTCGGATGAAGTGACCGGCGTTGGGTATTCTGCGGGTGGTAACACGCTGGCTAGCCCTACCATCTCCACTTCTGGCACCACTGCTTACGTGGACTTTGCTGATACGTCTTGGACGACTGCCACCATCACGGCTCGCGGTGCGCTGATCTATAACAGCAGCAAAGCCGACCGCGCCATTGCAGTGCTGGATTTCGGTTCCGACAAGACCTCGACCGCTGGTACTTTCACTGTCCAGATGCCTGCCAACACGGCAGCAGATGCGCTGATCCGCATCGCTTAAGGAGTAACAAATGGCAAACGCCCTCTACCCGCTCTGGAAAGAGCAACTGCTTCAGTTCACGACTAACAACAACCTGTCTGCTGGCACGGTCAAGGTTGCGCTGATTGATACTGGCACGTATACCTACTCGGCTGCGCATCAGTTTTGGTCGAGCGCTTCTGCTGCTTCGGTCGGCACCCCGCAGACAATTGGTAGCAAGACGTTTACGAACGGCGTCTTTGATGGCGCTAACGTAACCTTTACCGCAGTGACTGGTAACTCGGTTGAGGCGTTGATTATTTACATCGACACCGGCACCGCAGGTACTTCCCCTCTGGTGGCTTACATTGATACGAGCGTTACGGGTCTGCCGGTCACGCCCAACGGCGGGGATATTTCTATTACTTTCAATGCTTCTGGAATATTTGCTTTGTGAGCGGTATAAACCATGCCAATCGTTTACCGCGACGTTAAGGGCTCTGCGTTATCTTACTCAGAGCTTGACGGCAACTTTGCCGATCTTGCGGCGCGGACTGCCTTGTCGTGGTCGCAGATTGGCTCAGAACCTACGGTACGCGACGGCAACCCAAACTCGCCAACGCTGTCCAATTTCCGCGACGGTCTGTACGAGTACGTTTATCTGCACGATGAACTGAACGAGGCGTACCTAAACTTTGACGTTCCCTACGACTATGCGGTAGGGACGGATTTAACCATTGGCGTTCACTGGTCACCCGGCAGTTCCACATCGACCGGGACGGTTAGGTTTGGTTTTGAGTTCACCTATGCTTGGTCGAACGCTCCTGGCACCAACACCACCTTTGGCCCCAGCCAAACAATCTACGTCAACTGCACTCAAGCCACTGGTACGGCATACGCGCACTACATTAATTTTAACGACCCGGCAGACAACTTCCCCGCCGCAGGAGTGCAGCAGAACATGCGGTTTTTGGTTCGGTTCTTCCGCGACGGAACGAACGTAGCAGACACGTTCCCCGACCCCGTTTTTGTGATCGGCACGGACTTCTTCTACCAAGTTAATCGTTTTGGCACCTCCACCAAATCACCTCCGTTCGCCTAATCATGCCAAACGTCAAGCACGCATTCACTTCTGGCAAGTCTGATGGCGGGGATGCCACGCTTGTACAGCCCAGCAACTGGAATGCAGAGCACGTTGTTGACCAATATTTGGACCTCCCAGACGTAGTCACGCCTGCAACTCCTTCTGCTGGCATTTTGCGGATGTTTGCCAAGACCCGAGCCGCTAGGGCAACACTGAATACTATCGGCCCTTCAGGGGTTGACGTTGCTTATCAGCCCGCTTTCTTTGGCAACACGATCATGATGTGGATGCCTAGCACGGCAGCCGCGCAAACGGCCATTGGTACAACCTACACAGCACGTAACGCAGGTACTGGCGCTGCACAGGCAACCCCCACCAGAACAACCACCAATGCAATGACGAGCCTGTCCCGCGCCACCTTTGGCACGGGCACAACGGCCACAGGTTCCTCGGGGACTGTGTCTACCTCACCGGCAGCTTGGCGGGGGAATTCGGCGGGTCTTGGTGGCTTTTTCTTTAATGCCCGATTTGGGGTAGAAACACTCGCGTCAGACATGAGGATGATCGTTGGCTTGTCGGCCAACATCGCAGCATTGGCGGGTGATCCTTCTTTGTTGGCTAATACTTGTGCGCTCGTTAAAGACAGTGCGGATAGTACGTGGCAGTTTGCGATGCGCAACGCGACGACGCTGACCAAAACCGCCAGTGGCTGTACGGTCACAGCGGGCCAGATTCTTGACCTCTTCATCTTTGCAGCCCCCAACAACGCCGGGACTATCTATGTGCGCCTGACCGATGCGGTGACAGGCACCATTTTCATGGACGATGTAGCGCTCACCAACAACCTGCCCGTCAACACCACGTTCTTATACATGAACGTGCAAGCCCAATCTGTAACAGGCAACACAGCAAAACTTCTTGCACTTAACAAACTATATTTGGAGCAAGACCTATGACCTGGGACGTACTCCAAGACGCTGATGGAAATCTTCAGCTTATCCCTACGGGCGACCCCGTGCCTGACGGCTGGGCGATTGTTGCCATCACCGCCAACCCAGAGTACCTAGAGTACATGGCTTCTTTGGGGTAAGCCGTGGCCGCCGCATTCCAAAGTAATGCGTTTCAGAACAACGCATTTGAAGTAGCGGCTGGCCCAGGAACGCAGAACCTATCCCCTGCGCTCTATACAAACAGCAACACGTTCTACACGCAGACGGTAACTGCGACCAAGGCGCTTACCCCGGCGCTCTATACCAATACCAACACATTCTTTACGCAGACGGTTACCTCTGCGTATGCGCTTACGCCTGCGCTTTACACCAACACCAATACTTTCTACGCGCCCACCGTTACCCGTGGGACGATTACTCTTACCCCCGCTCTTTATACAAACACCAATACCTTCTATACCCCCACGGTAACGCAAGGGGCAGTAACACTTCTTCCCAATCTTTACACCAATACCAACGTCTTTTACTCGCCGGTTGTCTCAACGACCGGGGTGGTGCTGGCACCTGATCTTTATGTAAACACAAACACGTTCTACACGCCGGTTGTAGCAAGCAGCTATGCGCTTGCTCCTGCGCTCTACACAAACACCAACACCTTCTACGCGCAGACCGTAACGTCAAGCTACACGCTGACACCGGCTCTGTACACCAACACTAACGCCTTCTACTCGGCGACCGTTACCGTTACTGCGGTCATTCAGCCTGACCTTTACACAAACACCAATAGTTTCTTCACGCCAACGGTTACTGAGACAAGCAATATTGCGCCTGATCTCTACACCAATACTAATACCTTCTACAGCGCCACGGTAGCGTCAAACTATCCGCTCGATCCCGCTCTTTACACCAACACAAATACCTTCTACTCGCCTGTCGTTGCGGCGACGTATGAGCTTCTCTGTGAAGATTACGTTGATCCTGGGTACGTTGATCCTGGCTATGTTGAGTTCTATGCGTTCAACGTAAACGTCTTCTACACGCCGATTGTTGGGGCAGACATAGCCTTTGCCGTTACCGGCGTTCAGGCTACTGGATCGGTTGGCACGGTCACGGTTGACTTGGCGCTTGATGTGCCCGTCACTGGGGTGCAAGGTACCGGGCAGATTGGTAATGTTAGCGTTGCGCTAACGCTGGTTGTCCCCGTTACTGGAGTGTTTGGCACCGGCCAGATTGGCGATGTTTTTGTTAGCGGAAGCGCCCCCGTTAGCGTTACCGGAGTTGAGGGTACTGGGCAGGTTGGCAGCGTTACCGTACTGCTGGTGCTGGATGTCCCTGTCACGGGGGTGTCTGCTATCGGGCAGATTGGTGACGTTTCCATATTCACCGGCACTGGCAATATTGTCCTTATCACTGGGGTTGAGGCAACCGGGCAGATCGGTAATGTAGACGTTACCGGCGAGGCGTTTGTTTATCCTACGGGCGTCCAAGGCAACGGCGAGCTTGGCACCGTCACTATTGAGCTTCGGCAGGATGTGCCTGTCACGGGAGTTCAGGCTCAAGGCTTTGTTGGCACAGTATCCGTTACTGGCGACGCGACGGTTATTCCCACTGGTGTTTTTGCCCAAGGGCTGGTAGGATCGGTCAATGTATGGGGCCTTGTCCCTGATAATCAGACGCCAAACTGGACGGATATTTCTGACGCTCAGACGGCTGCGTGGACCGCTATTACAAACGCGCAAACATCTTCATGGGTTGCGGTAACCACTCCACAAACACCAACGTGGACCGGCCCAGATACCGCACAGACGCCTGATTGGCAAGCCACTGTTACGTAAGGATTGAGCAATGCCTTCTTCATATACCTCCAGCCTGCGCCTGACCCTCCCTGCAACGGGTGAGAATTCTGGCACTTGGGGCACCGTGGTGAACACGGGCATTACCGAACTTACGGACTCTTCGATTGCCGGGTACGTATCCATCGCAATGACGGATGCTGACTACACCCTGACCGTTGCAAGCGGAGCTACCGACCAAGCTCGGCGCATGATGCTCAACATGACCGGGACGCTGACACTGGCGCGTAACGTCATCTGCCCCTCGGTTAGCAAGCTCTACATCATCAAGAACTCCACCACGGGTGGGTTTGCCATTACCCTCAAGACCTCTGCTGGCTCCGGTATTAGTATCCCCAACGGCAAGTCCATGCTGTTGATGTGCGATGGCTCGGATGTTGTTAGCGCCATTACGCAATTGCCTGCCGACAGTTTTACTGACCTCACTGTTACCGGCAACACCATCCTCGGCGATGCCTCTACCGACACCGTGCGGGTAAATGGGTATATGGGGGTGGGGGGTGCTGGCACCGCATCTGCGGGTATTTATGTTGGGTCCACTGCGCTTACAACGTCCGGTCAATTCGGAGTCTATTCTGCTCCTACTTTTTCATCCGCCGCAACATCTCTTGCGTGGAGTTTTCGGTCAAGCCCTTCTACAGCAGCCGCTGTATTTACGTTAGGGAGCATGGCGCACTACCGTGCAAATAATGTAACGCTAGGCGCAGGCTCGGTAGTTACTGAGCAACACGGCGTGCAAGTTGCGGACCTCACATCAGGCACAAATAACTACGGCATCACCTCACTAGTTTCCTCTGGCACCGACAAGTGGAACATTTATGCGTCAGGAACGGCGGCAAACTATTTTGCTGGGAATGTAGGTATTGGGACAAATTCGTCTACTGAGCAGCTAACTGTTTCTGGCAATGCCGCCGTTTCAGGAACTGGGTACTTAAGCCTAGAGCGCAACCTAATACCAGCGGGCGCAGGAAGCGGCACTCCGAGCCTTCAATTTAGGATGGTGACGACAGGCACCACTTACGCAGCAGGGTCGGCTATTGACCTGCTATCCGATGGCGCTTGGAGTTCAACAAGCGCTCCGGGCATTTTGCGTTTTAGGACAACGCCTTCTGGAAGCACTACCCTCACCGAACGTATGCGCATCGACAGCGCAGGTAATCTCGGTCTGGGAGTGGTGCCGAGTGCTTGGAGCGGAACTTATAGCGGCGCGTTGCAAGTTAAATCAGCGGCGCTTTACAGCGCGTCAGACTTCAGAGCAGATGTTGCCTCAAACTCTTTTTACGATGGCAGCGCGTCTAAGTACATAAACACAGGCTTTGCGACTGCGCTTAGTCAGGTTAGCGGGCAGTTCCGTTTCTTCACCGCCCCCTCCGGCATTGCAGGAGCTACCACCACCATCACCAGCGGTCAGGTTTACACCGTTACCGTTCTAGGCAGTACCTCTCTCGCTCAATGGCAGGCATTCTTTAGCGCACTGGCCGTGGTTCCTGTGGTTGGGCAAAGCATCACCGCTACGGCTACCGGCACCTTGGCAGGCGGTGCAACAGTCACGCAAACCATCACCTTTACTCAGGCGATGACGCTGACAGCGGCGGGGAACTTGGGGATTGGGACGAGTTCGCCGGGGGCACCGCTTCACGTTATAAGCGCAAGCACTACTGGCCCGACAATACGCTTGCAAAACGCAGGAACTTCCATTGCGGCTGCAAACGAAACGCTTGGCTCTTTAGAGTTTTACAGTAACGACGCATCTGCAAGCGCCACTGGAGTATTCGGGAAAATTGGTGTTTACAGTGAAGCGGCATTCACGGGGGGAACTGGCAATGACGCATATCTAGCGTTATTCACGGCAGCAGACAGCACCCTTTCCGAACGCCTGCGCATCGACAGCGCAGGCAACGTGGGGATTGGGACGAGTTCTCCGGCAGCAAGGCTGGACGTAACAGGCGCAGCAAACTCCTTACAAGCGCGTTTCGGAAATATCGTTAATCGCGGGCTGGAAATATCAACTGCTTTATCAGGCGGTTCAACTGACAGCACTAGTGTTATCAACGCAAAGGGTAATGCTTTTGGAAACCTAGTTTTCCAAACAGACTCCATTGAGCGCCTCCGCATCGACAGCGTAGGCAACGTGGGGATTGGGACGAATGCGCCGGGGGCGAAGCTGGAAGTTTTGGCCGCCAGCACGGTCGGAACTGTTAACGCACTTCGCGTATACCAAACCGATACTGCGATCAATTCTGCTGTAAGTATTAGTTTGTCAGCGATTGGAGGTCCAACAAGAGCCGCAGAAATTATCGCCATTGGTAATGGTGGCGTTGCTGGCAACGGGCACTCTCTTGCGTTTGCAACCAGTGCAAACGGCGCAGCCCCAACCGAGCGCCTCCGCATCACCAGCGCAGGTGACGTTGGGATTGGGACAACAAACCCATCTGGGGTGCTGCATGTAGCGGATACGGCAGCCGCAACCAATGTTGCATCCGTAATTCAGAACGCTTCAGCCACAGACTCCGCAGCCACTGCATCGTTGACCTTCATTCAAGGCAACGGCTACTCCGCTGGCAAGATCGTGTCAGTTCGCTCAGGCAACTACAGCGCCACTGCTTCAACACAAGACAGCGCACTTGCGCTTTACACGGCAGTGGATGGTGTTGATACAGAGCGTATGCGCATCGACAGCGCAGGCAGCCTCGGCTTGGGGGGGACGCCGAGTGCGTGGCAAAACAATATAAAGGCGCTTGAAATAAATAGCGTCACAAGCATAGCGGCTTACAACGCATCAACAAATCTTCAGTCGCATTACGCAAGAAATGCGTATCTTGATGCGGGCTTTGCATGGAGATACAAAAATACCGATACTTCTGGCGCTTCTCTGTATACGCAAACTAGTAGCGGACACGTATGGTTCACCGCCCCCTCTGGCACCGCAGGCGCAGCCATCACATTTGAGCAATCCCTCGCAGTCGGCAACGGCACCACCCTAGCCCTTGAAGGCGCGACATCCAACGCCGGGGCGGGCATCACCTTCCCAGCCACCCAAGTCGCCTCTGCCAACGCCAACACGCTGGACGACTACGAAGAAGGCACGTTCACGCCGACGATTGTGGGGACGTCGACTGCGGGGACGGGGACGTATACGACACAGGTTGGAACTTACACCAAGATTGGTAGGCTAGTACACGCAAAGGTTGCTCTTACATGGACAGCACATACAGGAACAGGGAACCTGCAAATAAACGGACTGCCCTTTACACCGGGGGCTGGCGGTCTTGGTAGGAGTGTAGGGTCATTGCAAATCGCCAACATAGTTTATACAGGAACACCTCTTCAGGCCTATGTATTTGACTCAAGTACATTTATTTTCTTGGCTCAAGTGAGTTCTGGAGCAGCCGAAGCGGGGATAGCGATGGATACATCTGCAACCGTATATGTAACTGTTGCATACGAAGTCTAACCCTCAATACCCCAGCCGGATAGCTGGGGCAGACACTTGAAAGGAAACCAAATGGCACTCGAAAAGCAAACGGCGGTTGACCAGATCACCGCCATTGAGAACGGCAACGTGCAGGTACGCACGACCACCCGCATCGTGGAGGACGGAGAAGTCCTCTCGACCACCTACCACCGCCATGTGCTGCAGAAGGGCGACGACATCAGCGGCGAGAACGCCAAGGTGCAAGCCGTCTGCAATGCCGTTTGGGCGTAATCAAAAACCAACTCACAAAGAACTCATCATGAACGACAAAGAAATCACCCTGACCCTGACGCTCGCTGACGCGAACCTGATCCTTGCTGCGCTGGGCAAGCTGCCGTTTGAGGCGGTTGCCGATCTGGTGGCGAAGGTCAAGACGCAAGGGCAGGCTCAGATCACCGCCTCCGAAGTACCGCAGGAGTAAACATGCTGCCCCAACTGCCGCAAGACAAAGCAAACCATTTTATTTATGGGGCGCTGATTTACCTTGTGATCGGCGTTGTATTCGGGGCGGTGGCGGGACTGACCGCTGCCTTCCTTATCGGCGCGGCCAAGGAAATCTACGACAAAGTTTCCGGGAAAGGATGTCCAGATGTACTTGATTTTGTTGCCACTGGCGCTGGCGGTGTTCTTGGCTATCTTTGCACCGTACTGGTATGAAGTTTGATCAGGCATTTGACGCCCTTCTTAAACATGAAGGGGGTTTTAGCAATCATGCCGCTGATCCCGGAAAAGCAACTATGTACGGAGTTACTGAAGCTGTAGCCCGAGAAGTTGGTTACCGTGGCGACATGAAGGACTTACCGCTTGACCTAGCCAAGCGCATCTATAAGGATAAGTACTGGGACACCATCAGGGCAGAAGAATTGCCCCCTGGTATTAGGTACGCTCTATTCGACGGGGCTGTCAACAGTGGTCCGGGGCAGTCAATTAAATGGCTGCAACGTGCCGTTGGCACTGAAGATGATGGTATCCTCGGGCCTCAGACGTTGAAGTTTGCGAACGCTGCCAATCCCGACTCACTGCGGATGCGGCTCCTGGCTCAACGCTTGCGGTTCATGACAAAGCTCAATAACTGGCCGTCCTTCTCGCGTGGGTGGGCTTCCAGAATTGCAGACCTGATGGAGTCTTGATGAATCCGCTGCTTATAGGCCCCCTCCTCGATATTGGCAAGACGCTTCTCGACCGATTCGGCCCTGAAGACAAAGCTGAACGCGCCAAAGTTGACGCAGAGTTTCTGCGCATGGCGGCGGATGGGGAGCTTAAGCAGATCATCGCCCAGCTAGAAATTAACGCCAAGGAAGCTGCTCACCCTAGTATTTTCGTGGCGGGATGGCGACCCTTCTTCGGCTGGGCGGGCGGTGTCGGGTTCATCTACGCCACGATGCTGCAACCGATGCTGGCTTGGTGGTCTTCCATCAAGGGCTGGCCTGTGCCTCCTACGCTCAACATTGACCTTCTGTGGGTTGTCATTACCGGGATGCTTGGCGTTGCCGGGATGCGGACTTTCGAGAAGACCAAGAGCGTGACGAAGTGAGTTATCCTCCGCGCTTTTTTGCCCAGTATTCCTTTTTGTTATCTGACAACTTTTTGCGGTATTCTGGTGTATCCCATAAGGCACGTTTAGCTTTGAACTCTGGCGAATTCATTGTTGCTTTTAGACGTTCTTTGCGCTGCGCTAAAGCGGCGGGGTCTGCCATTTTTGCAACCCTAGCAGGCTGCGCTGCTCTGATGCCTGCAATTCGCTTGGCATCAAACTCGGGGTCTTTGCCATTGCGTTCCCCCCACGATTTCATGCTTGGGTTGTGGGCAATGTTTTCTCTACGGCGTTGCTTCTCTTCTTCTGTATGCACAGCGACGCCTATTTTTTTGGCAGTCATGGCCGCACGATATTCCGGGTCTTGCCACACAGCCTTCAGTTTTGCACGGACATCTGGGCGTTTTGCTGGGTTAGCGTCCCCAAGAAATTTCTTTTTTACATCAGGTTGCGACATCCGCAAAAGTTTTTTTTCTTTTGCAGCAGCGCTTCGTGATGGATGGTCTGGGCTAAGCATGGCTTGGCGTAATTTCTCGCGGTGCTCCGGAGTAGGGCTATGAGTTCCTTCGCCCCCCTCTCGAAGATTTGTCAAAGGCCCACTCCCGGTTTGGATGCGTCCTATTTCTGCAATGAGACTTTTTTCCAAAAGTACCCCCTCATCGACGGACAAAACAGGTCTTATTTCAACAATAACAGTGCTCGCCCCAATTTCTGCCAGTTTTTGCCTACACAGCCAATTTCTGCCGCCAGAGTTCATAGGGTTGGTGCGGCGTTTGGTTTTGGTAAGACCAACGTAAAAAGGGATTCCGTCAGGGCTTTTCCAAATGTAAACGTACAAAGTGTTCTCCCAGTGAAGTCCATGTCAATCAGGGTACCACAATGTTGAAGCGTTTGCAAATGCGCCCCGGCGTAGACCGCGAAAACACCCGCTACACCACGGAAGGCGGCTGGTATGACTGCAACAAAATCCGTTTCCGCTCAGGCAGTCCTGAGAAGATCGGCGGCTGGCAGCAAGTCTCTAACGTAAACACCTTCCAAGGTACTTGCCGGTCTTTGTGGCCGTGGGCTATTTTCTCCAATGCCGCTTATCTTGGCGTGGGGACGAATCTCAAGTACTACGTCATGTACGGCGGGGCGTACAACGACATCACGCCTATCCGAAGCACAGTTACGTTGACCAACCCGTTTACAGCAACGAATGGGTCTGCGGTCATCACTGTTACGGACGTTGCGCACGGCTGTGAAGATGGAGATTTCGTAACCTTCTCTGGCGCTACCGGGCTCGGTGGGAATATTACCGCTGCCGTTCTCAATAAAGA